TATGCAAGTGGTCACAGTAATCTTCACGACTTAATGGTTTCTGCAAATCATATTTATACTACTATGATGAGCGAAAGTGCATTAATTGGATATGTATTAGGAAAAAATGTTGGTCACTATGACTTGTGGCAAAATCGTGACACAACATCTTTTGGACATATAAATCATTTTTTATTTTCTTCGCCCGACCCTTTGCATTGGGCTAATCAATGCTTTGCATCAAGTAAAAGTGGAGTTGTGCATCCAGAAATAGATGATAACTGGAAGAAAAAAGTCGATGAGTACTTTGAGTATATAATAAAATTACGTTCGTTTTTCGATGGCGCATATTTTATGGAAGGGTAGTAATGAACATCACGTCTATTAAAAAAATTGTCTTACATCGTGCTGTAGGTGGCGTTTATTACGAATGTGTTATTGATGGTGAAGATGTTGGTGTTTGGGCTGATGAAAGTCTAGGGATAGGCGTATCCGATGAAACTTATCGGCAAGTAAAAGAAAAAATTGGTGATGGCGTTACATGGCCCTCTTAATTTGTATATCGGGATAAAAAGATGTTAGGATTTGCACCATTAGCAACAACAGCATTAGGCGCACCAACAGCTAACGAAGCTTATGCTTTGCAAGTTACTTCTGGTACGTTTACGCTTTCTATGCAAGGCGCAGCAAAATTAATAACTGATATTTATCCGTCAGGTACATTTACATTAAATGGTCGTTCTGTTGGTATGAGTGCAGGGCGACCTGCTACATTCTCAACAGGGTCTTTTTCTCTTTCTGGTAGTAACATTAATTTAGATCAAAATTTTGGTTTAATTATTGATAGCGTTTATAACAGCGCAACTTTTACATACACAGGACAAAATGTTGTTTTAGATATTGGCTTTGGAATGTTGCTTGAAAGTGGGTCTTACTCACTTACTGGGCAAAGTTTTGATTTTACAAAGCAGATGAATATCTCAGCAGGAACTGGCGTTTTTACTTATACTGGGCAAGATGCATTAAAAGGTGTAAGTGAAGCCTTTGCCGTTGGAACTTTTACTTATACTGGACAAGCAGTAGACATGACGGTTCAAAGGCTATTTCAACCAATATCAGGACAATTCACTTATTCTTTTGCGGCAGACATAAAATCAAGAGGTTGGTTTAGTCCTTTTGTTCCACCAGCAATATGGACGGAAGTTGTTTAAAGTGGTAGGTTATTATAAATAGGAGATTAAAATGGCTATTACAGTTACTAAGCCGACCATAGGAGGCTCAGAAGGAACTTGGGGTCAAACCATTAATGACGCATTAGATGTTATTGTAAATGCTGCAAATGGAACGACAGGAACAACAGCACCAAATTTAACCACATTAACGATTAATGGTACAACCGTCACTTCCACAGCAACGGAGTTAACAAATGCAATTAATGGTTTTGTTTTAGAAGATGGTGACGGAACAGAGGTAACTATTTCTGGTGGTAAAGAGGTTAAATTTGTTGAAGGTGGTGGAATTGATATTGATTGGACTGATACATCAACAGGGTCAGATGCAGACCCATACGATTTAAGTTTTTCTCTTGCCACAGATATGAGGAAATCTGGCAACGTAGATGTGTATACTGGTAATACCGCAGATTATGTCTTTTATGATGCAGATGTAGGTATGAGCTTTTTTACCGCTGGGTCAGAAGATATGAGGCTTACAGATGGCGGTGATTTGCACGTTGATGGAAATGTTATAGGTTACTCTACAACAATTTCAGACCAAAGACTAAAGCACGACATAAATAAAATTGAAAACGCATTAGACAAAGTAATGCAAATAAATGGTTACACATTTACTTACAACGAAGATGAAAAGCAAAGCGCAGGGGTTATAGCGCAAGAAGTAGAAAATGTTTTTCCTTCTGCGGTAGAAAACAAAAAGTTAGTTTTTACTGGTAAAGAAGGTATTGAATATAAAACTGTGCAATATGACCAACTTACTGGTCTATTAATTGAAGCCATAAAAGAACTTAAATCTCAAATTGAGGAACTAAAAAATGGCTCTACAAAGTAGTGGTCAAATAACAATAAATGAAATTCATGTCGAAGCTGGTGGTTCAAGTGGTTCTCAAGCTGCATTAAACGATGCAGATATTCGTGGATTAATTGGTAAAAGTGATGGAGCAGAAAATAAATTTACTGATTATTATGGTGCTTCTAACTCTGTTGACTTAACATCTGGTGGTACAATAAACGGACAAGCTCAACGGCAAGAAATAACTGCATCTGATTATATCTCTTCGGGTGGAACGCTTATTATACCTTCTAATATGTGGGTTTGGTCAGACAACACTTCAACGGCTGCTTTAACTATAGATATACCATGCACAATTCAAAACAATGGTAAAATTATTGGTAAAGGTGGTGCAGGAGGTTTTGGTAATAGCGCAGGGGGTAGTTATAACTCAAATAGCGGTAATGGTGGAGATGGCGGTCCTGCTATTAAAATTAATTCAAGTGTAAGCGGTGTAACCATTACTAATGGTTCTGGGGCTTTTATAGCTGGTGGTGGCGGTGGCGGTGGGTCATCAAATATTGAGCCTTCAAATACCTATTCTGGCGGTGGAGGCGGTGCCGGTGGCGGCGCAGGTGGCGCAGGTGGCGGCGTTTCTGTTAATGCAGGTGGCGCAGGTGGTATTCTAAATGCAAAAGGATCAAATGCTGTTAATGGGGGCGGTGAAGGCGGTGACGCAGGTGGGTCAGGTGTCATTGATGGAGTACTAGATCAAAGTTCATACGGTGGCGGTGGTGGTGGCCGCATTTTGCCTGGTTCTGCTGCGACAGGCTCAGGTGTAAGCCCAAACCCTCAATATTACCCTGATGGCGGTGGCGCTGGAAATGCAGGGGAAGATGGATTTAGCAACACTGATTACTTCGGAGCGTCAGGAGGAGGAGGCGGCTGGGGAGCAGATGGTGGTGATGGCTATCGCGCTGTTACTGGGGCAAGCGGCTCAAATAAAGGGTCAGGAGGTAAGGCTATTGAGGATAGCGGAAACTCATACACTCTAAGTAATAGCGGTACAATTTACGGAGCGACTACATAATGCCATTAGTACCATTAGATATAAAAGCAGGATTTTACCGAAACGGCACTGAATTAGATGCTTCAAATAGGTGGCGCGATGGAAGCTTAGTAAGGTGGAGAGATGGTTCTTTGCGCCCTATTGGTGGGTGGCAAACCTTTAAAAATGGATTTTGCGCTAACCCAATTAGAGGCGCTCACGCTTGGGAAGATAACGGAAGCACTTCTTATTTTGCAGCAGGAAGTCATAACGAATTAACAGCTATGACAGGCGCAGGAATAACTTACGATATAACGCCAACATCAATGACTACTGGGCGCGAAGATGCAGGGTTAAATTTAGGTTTTGGTGGTGGCTTTTATGGTACTGGATATTTTGGAACACAACGCCCTGCTACTGGCACATACTCTGAAGCAACATCATGGTCGTTAGATAACTTTGGGCAGTTTTTAGTCGGTGTTCATTACGACACTGGTACATTGGTAGAGTGGCAACTTGGTTCTAGCGCTGTCGCTGCACCTGTAGCAAATGCTCCGACAAACAATCTTGGATTAGTTGTAACTGAAGAAAGATTTATATTTTGTTTAGGCGCAGGCGGTGATCCTAGAAAAGTACAATGGTGCGATAAAGAGGCAAACACAACTTGGACACCTGCCGCTACTAATGAAGCAGGTGACATTTTACTGCAAACTACTGGGCAAATAATGCAGGGATTAAATACCAGAGGTCAAACTCTGATAATTACTGATAGTGATGCGTTTTCTGCAAAATACTTAGGGCCACCTTATGTTTATGGCTTTAACAGGGTCGGAACATCTTGCGGTGCAGTTTCGCGTATGTCTGCTGTTGATACAGACATGGGTTCTTTCTGGATGGGGCAAAAAGGCTTCTTTGGTTTTGATGGTAACTCTGTTAGAGAAATACCTTGCGAAGTTCACGACTATGTTTTTGACGATATAAACGTAAACCAACAATCTAAAATATGGGCATTTAGCAATACAGAATTTAGTGAAGTTTGGTGGTTTTATCCGTCTGCAAATAGCTTAGAAATAGATAGATACGTTGCGTTTGATTTACTTGAAAACCATTGGCTAATTGGCAATCTGTCAAGAACTGCTGGAGTTTCCAGAGGTGTATTTAGAACACCAATAATGAGTGGCGAAAATGCTGAGAATATAACTTATAATGTAACTGTAGCTGCAAGTGGTGGTGGAAATAAGTATTTCATATCAGATCATTCTGGTGCGGCTCCTACGATAACATTGAGAAAGAGTGGCGTATATCGTTTTGACCAATCAGATGCGTCAAATGTAAACCATCCGTTTAGATTTTCTACAACATCTAATGGAACGCATGGTGGTGGGTCAGCTTATTCTTCGGGTGTCACAACAGTAGGAACGGCTGGAAATGCAGGAGCCTATACAGAAATAACTGTAACAGATAGCACTCCTTCAACACTTTATTATTATTGCAGTAACCATAGCGGAATGGGTGGAACAGCAAACGTTGTAGAGCCTGTTTTAGTTTGGAACCACGAACAGGGTTTAAATTATGATAGCGGTTCAATTTTTTGTGAAACTGGGCCAGTTTCTTTAGGTAGTGGAGATCAAGTTGCAAAGGTAACAGACGTTATTCCAGATGAAAAAACACAAGGCGATGTAGATTTAAAATTTAAAACAAGATTTTATCCTAACGCTACAGAAACAACACATGGTCCTTTTAATCCAAGCAACCCAACTTCTGTAAGATTTACTGGAAGACAATTACGAATGAGAGTTGAAGGCGATCAACCTACTGCGTGGCGTGTTGGAACAATGCGACTTGAAACAAAGGCTGGAGGTAACAGATAATGCCAGTCACACCACCAGTTATAGGTACGGACATCAGGCAGTGGGGAAGAGAGCTTAATCTGTTTCTAAGCAGAAACTTAGGTAAACTGTTTTTTAAACAGTCAGATGATATTCCAGCCGATAACGGAATTTTTCTTTGGGATGATGCAAACAATTATCCAGTAGTTTCATCAGATGGAGCGTTTAGACAGGTTGCCATGAAGCAAGGAACTCCTAGTTCTAGCGTTGGTTCGGCTGGTGATGTTGAGGGAATGGTAGCTTGGGATAGTAGCTATATTTATATTTGCACTGGTTCACATAACGGAAGTTCAGCAATTTGGAAGAGGGTAGCATTGTCTACATATTAAATGGCAAAAGATACATTACCACTAAATGAACTTGAAAGATGCCGCCCATGGATAGAGGCGGCTTTGGTGTATACTGGTGGTACACATATGTGGGAAGATATAGTAGATGGTATCATGGAAAGTAGAATGCAGCTTTGGCCAAGTCAGAGGGGGTGTATTGTTACAGAAATTGTGGTATACCCTAGAAAGAAAGTGCTAAATATTTTTTTGGCAGGTGGCGAATTGGATCAAATTTTAGATATGAATGACGATGTTCGTGAGTGGGCAAAGTCTCACGGTTGCGAAGCGGCTATAATATCTGGCAGAATTGGTTGGAAAAAACCACTCATACCAGAAGGTTGGAAATTAATGTATGCAAATTTTCAAAAGGAAATTGAATAATGGCAAAAGGTGGTAGAACAGATCAAACGGCAAATATGCCTGCGTTTGGAGAAACTTTAGCACAGCAAACAGTTGGTGTTGGTACAGATGCGGCTTCACAAGGCTATACGCCAATGTACGGAATAGATGTTGCAGGGTTTTCACCAATGCAAACAGCAGCATTTGAAGGTACTGATGTTATGGCAAACGCTTTTAATATGCCGTCAAATGGTCAGCAATCTTACTTGCCACCAACGCAAACCATAGGCGGTGTCACTGGTTACTCATCAGGTGATGTTTTTGATGCAAACGTTGCAGAATTAGAAAATCGTAGACCTGCACAGGTTGATTACATTAATAGTTTTTCAATAGACCCAGTTACTGGAGAAATGGGTAGTAGAGTTCCTAGTTTGCAACCCGTTGAACTAGAAATGCAAGGTCAAGGTAGAAGAGGCGGTAAATAATATGGCAGGTTCAGCAAATCCTAATATGGTACAACCAATGCTTGGTTTTGGGGGTAGTCCAATTCAGCAAGCTTCTCCTAATATGGCACAAGCGGCATCAAACCCATACAGTCAAGCTTCTGCCGCACAACAAGGTGCCTTAGCAACTTACGCAAACCCTGCCGCAGCAGCCAGAAATATGATGAACCCATATAATCAGCAAGTGGTAGACACTACACTTCGTGATGTTGGCAGTGCCGCACAAATGGGATTAAATCAAATTGGCTCACAAGCGCAAGGAGCAGGTGCTTTCGGTGGGTCAAGGCAGGGAATTGCAGAGGCAGAAGCATTAAAAGGATTTAATCAGCAAGCACTTGATAAAGTTGGGGCTTTAAGACAGCAAGGTTACCAACAGGGAATGAACAATGCTTTTAATGCAGCGCAAGGTTTACAAAGCGCAGGTCAGCAATCTTTTGGTTACGGTCAAGCTATTCAAAACCAACAAATGCAACAAGGCGCACTTCAGCAAGCTCTTATGCAAAATTTGGCAAACGCAGGGTCAAAGCAATATCAAGGTTTTACAGGTCAGCCGCAAATGGCATTGAATACACTATTGCAAACTTTAACAGGTCAGCCTGATATGAAAGGTCAAAGCACTAGCTTTCAGCCCGGCTTATTTAATTATTTACAAACAGGTGCAATGATGCAACCGAGGTAGGTATAATGAACCGATACGATTTAGAAGATATAGCAAGACGTACAGCCGCAAGTTATAATTTGCCGCCAGAAATTTTTTTACGCTTGATAAATACAGAAAGCGGTTTTAATCCAAATGCAGTATCGCCAAAAGGTGCAACTGGATTAACACAACTTATGCCTGATACAGCCAGAGAAATGGGTGTAACAAATATTAACGATATTACACAAAATATTGAAGGCGGTGCTAGATACCTTAAAAAAATGCTAAATAAGTACGATGGCAACATGGAATTGGCTCTTGCAGCATACAACGCAGGGCCGGGAAATGTTGATAAATTTAATGGTGTGCCACCGTTTGCCGAAACCCAAAATTATTTATTTAAAATGCTTGGTAGACAACCTTCTCAGCCAGAACAAATGCCAAATACAAGAGCCTCATCAAGAGGTGATGAGCAAGGCGGTTTATTAAATATGCTTACTAAAATGGGCAATCAAAGTGGATTGTCTACGTTTCAAAATTTTGCGCAAGCACTTGACCCTTTAATTTTACCCGAAGCACGAATGGGCGAAGTTATAAGAAGCCAAGGAGCAAAAACCCAAAAACAAAGACAAAGCAACCAAACAGCTGCCATGCTTGATAATTTAGAAGGTGGCGCACCATACGCAGCGGCAATTAGAAATGGTGCAGATGGTCAAACAGTTTATATGCAGTACCTTAAAGACAAAAAAGAAGGTGTATTAAGTAAAAAAGATATTTTTGCTGCAACAAATGCATTGCGTAAAGAATATATTGGCACACCAGAAACAAAAGAATTTGCAAAACAATCAGCGGCATTTGCAAGAATTATGGCTTCATCAGAAGCTCCTACTGGTGCGGGTGATATGGCTTTGATTTTTAACTTTATGAAGTTGCTTGATCCCGGCTCAACAGTTCGTGAAGGCGAATATGCAACAGCTAGAGATACTGGTAATGTAACGCAAAGAACTAGAGCAATATACAATAAATTGGTTATGGGTACTACATTAACAGAAGAACAAAGGGCAGATTTTGTAGACCGATCAGTTCGCTTATACAGAAAAGCTGAAACACAATTCAAAACGGTAACAGATCAATATACAGCACTTGCAGAACAGCAAGGTTTGCCAATTGACCAAATAATTATTGATAAAGGTTACACTGGAGAAATTCCTGAAATTAATAAAAATATAAAACGTGAAAGTATACCGCCAAAACCAACAAGCCCACCATTTCCAGAAGCCGAAGCTGCGAAATACCCAACTGATCAAGCTTGGCGTGAGCATTGGACAAGAAATATGACACAAACGCAACGAGAACAATATATTGATGCAATGTCGCAATAAAAAGGCAAAAATATGGCTAATATAGAAGCAGCAATGGCAGCATTAGGCGCTCAGCCAAAAGAGCGATTAAGAAGCATGGGTCAAGGTTTGACACTTGGTTTTGCA